TACCACACGACGTATGTAGCCCCCTCGTGGAACAAACACTTTTACTCTGTCGGCAGGATAGGAGCTCACGTATTCTTTAGGGCTGAATAAATATCTCAAATGAATTGAGGTGTTTATTATGGTGATAGTAGGTGTTGATTACAGTCTGTCGAGTCCGGCTTTCTGTGTCCATAGTGGTGATGAATGGTCTGTTGAAAATTGCAAATTCTTTTATCTCCTGCATACAAAAACTGGTGGCGATCGTGTCCTTGAACATCGAGGCGATGGCTTCTTTCCGGCACGGCATCCTACATGGACCAATGATTATGACAGATATTGGAAGCTTTCTCGATCGGTTCTTCGTGAGGTCATTCACCACAAGGCAGATGTTGTCTACGTCGAAGGATATGCCTTCGGGGCAGTCGGTCGTGTATTCCAGATAGCAGAGAATGCTGGTGTTCTTAAATATCGATTAGACCAATTAGGGTATCGAATAGAGACACCAGCTCCGACAGAGATCAAGAAATTGGCTACCGGTAAGGGTAACGCCAAGAAAGAACAGATGATTGAAGCGTTTATTGACGAAACAGGGGTTGACATTTACGCTAAGTTTGATATAATACCCAAATCTAAAAGTCCAATCGACGATGTCGTGGACTCCTACTATATAGCAAAATATGGATTCTTGAAAGAACATGATAATAATCTTTAATGGCCCGCCCGCAGCAGGAAAAGACGAGGCCACGGCTCAGTTTGTGAACCGTGGTTTTCGTCACCTGTCTTTCAAAGATGTTTTGATCGACGAAACATGCAAGTACTTTAATGTCAAACGTGAATGGTTCATGGATGGCTATGATGATCGAGCAATAAAAGAAGAACCGAAATCTGCACTCCACGGTTATTCTCGCCGATCGGCTTTGATCCATGTATCAGAAGATGTTATTAAACCAAAATATGGTAAGGATTTCTTTGGCCAGAAGGTCGCGGAGAAGATTGAGGATGGAGAAAACTATGCCATCAGTGATGGTGGTTTCAGTGAAGAGATTGCTCCCATCTTAGAGAAGGTCAATCCATATGATATAGTACTGGTTCAGATTACCAGAGACGGGTGTTCCTATAGAGGTGACTCTCGTAAATACTTCAATGGAAGATTACAGAATGAAATGATTATAGGTCATCGTACAGAGATAGAAGAGGAAGATATGTTGCCCGAACAGCTGCAGCTTCTTACCTATCGTGTACACAATAATGGTACCCTAGAGTCATTCCACCAGATCTTGAGTGATATCTATACACAGCTATCAAGATCAATGAATTAGGCATATATAAAAGGATATTGCAATGGATAGTAATGAAATAGTTTCGATGTTAGAAGAGAGTGTATGTTTGGTAGAGTTCACCAAGGTGAACGGTGAAAGCCGACTCATGAAATGCACCTTGATGTCTGATAAGATTCCTGTCAAACCAATTCATCCAGCCGAGACCCGGTATCCCCAAATGCGAGAGAAAGTCATCTCTGTGTGGGATGTCGAGAAAGATGGCTGGAGATCATTCAGAGTTGATTTATTTAAGAGTATTGAGAAGGTAGAATAATATGAGTTGTGTCTATAAAGGCGAAGTCGTAGAATCAGAATTATCTGGTAATGCCAATGGTGGGTCAGAGCAGATGCGTAAGCGTCTACTCAATAATGTTAGATCAGATCTATTAGAGAATTTTGCGATTCACTTCTCGCGTCCTAGAAAGATATACGATGATGTTCCTAATATCTTATATTGCCACGATTTGGCAGAAGATCCAGAGAATAAAATTCTATTCAACCGAGGCTGGGAAGAGTTTGATCATTTCGTTTTTGTTTCGGCCTGGCAACGAGATCAGTACATCAACATGTATGGTATTCCATATTCTGATTGTTCTGTCATCTATAACGCAGTAGAAAAGCAATACAATCCGGTCGATAAGCCAACAGATACGATTCGCTTCATTTATCACACGACACCCCATCGAGGCCTTGAATTATTGGTCCCTATCTTCGACCAATTGTGCAAGACACACGATAACATTCATCTTGATGTATTCTCTTCGTTCGAGATCTATGGATGGCCTGAGCGTGATGAGATGTATAAAGAAGTCTTCGAGCAAATTAAAGAGCATCCAAAGATGACGTATCACGGCTCAAGACCAAACGAAGAGGTTCTGTACTATCTCGATAAGGCTCACATCTTTCTTTATCCGAATATTTGGAAAGAAACATCTTGTATTGCACTGATTGAGGCAATTAAGAGCCAGGTCATTTGTGTCCATCCTAACTATGGAGCCTTGGCAGAGACGGCAAGTAATGCGACAATCATGTATGATTATAATGAAGATTTAGGCAAGCATGCAAATTTCTGTTACTCTGTCGCATTGCAATTAATCAACACAATCAAGCAAGATGAAAATTATTTCAATCGGTTTTCAAAATCCGATCGCTTCGCTTTGGCCCGAAATAATATAGAGTCATTCACGACCATGTGGAACTCATTATTGGCCAATCTGATTTACAAATTCGATAATCAAGATGAAGAAGATGAAGGATAACATCATTCAGTTCCCTCAGATGCACTTTCCTGGGTCACCCCCACAGAGTGCGGAAGAGATAGCAGAGCAGATCAAACAGTACAAGAAAAGTTATTCAGATGAGATTGCTGAGATTCTATGGCAAAATCTTTTGGGTGAACTTGGTCGTGCTGGGTGTGATTTGAATTCAGATGTTGATAAGCATTTCCCATCAATGATTCTGATACTCGAATCAATACGATCTCTGCACCTAATGACCCAGGGGCTTGACCATCCGCTACAGCAATTCGCGAAAGATAATATCTCTTATGAAGAGTGGGATGGCAAGCAGGGTCTTGACTTTGACGATCAATAGTGATATAATACTCGATCAAATTAAACAATGGTAATAACATGATTTTGGTAGACTATAACCAGGTTATCCTTGCGAACCTGTTCGCCTCGATTGGAAACCACCACAACATCGAATTAGATGATCATCTCGTTCGACATATGTTCCTCAATTCACTCCGATACAATCGCAAGAAATTCTCCGAAGAGTATGGTGAATTGGTCATCTGCACAGACAATCGAAATGTCTGGCGACGAGACCTCTATCCTTACTATAAGGCCAACCGAAAGAAGAATCGTAGTGAATCTGAAATCGACTGGAATGCACTTTTTGAAATTATGGATACCTTGAAGTGTGAGGTCAATGAACACTTTCCTTACAAGGTTCTTGGGTTCGATAGGTGTGAGGCGGATGACATCATCGGCACCATCGTACACGAATATGGCACCGAGCTCAACATGGGCTCTGAACCCATTCTGATTCTATCGGGCGATAAGGATTACATCCAGCTCCATACGTATGCGAATGTTTCTCAGTTTGATCCAGTAAGAAAAAGATGGATCAGAAACGCGAATCCCCATAAATATTTGCAAGAACACATTTTAAAAGGAGATGTTGGCGACGGTGTACCAAACGTCCTCAGTGCTGATAATTGTTTGGCGGTTGGTGAAAGGCAAAAGCCTATGACCAAAAAAAGAATGGAAGCATTGCTTAAAGAGAATGCTGAAATGGACGTGGAGACAACATTAAGATACAATCGTAATAAGGCAATGATTGACTTGTCTCAGGTACCCCAAGAATATAAAGATAAAATCTTAGCTAAATTTGCCGAAGAGAAACCCATCGGCAGAGAGAAACTCTTTAATTTCTTTGTCCAGAAAAAACTAAAAAACCTCATGACAGATATTCAGGATTTTTGATATGCCCATGCGACTATCCCTAGCGGAAATTGTAGACGAATTACCTAAACTTTCGAAAAAGGCCGACAAGATACAATGGCTTCGAAAGTACGATTCTATACCTTTAAGACAAGTACTCCGATTGACCTACGACAAATCTATTGAATTCTTAATACCTAATACACCACCGCCGTGGAAGAAAAACGATTACATTGGTGTTGAGGGTATGATGTATAATGAGGCCCGCCGACTTAGAATTTTTGTCAAGGGTGGTGGATACGATAATTTACCCGTTTTAAAAAGAGAAAATTTATTCATCAGTCTTTTAGAAGACGTTGATAATAATGACGCCGAACTTCTTTGCAAGATGATTGCTCAGAAACCACTGAAGGGGCTTACAGCCAAGACCCTCGAAGAGGCATTTCCTACTATTTACGAGACGAGGATAGTGTAATGGCAAAGCGATATAAGAATTTCCGTAAAGGAAAATCTTCAGATCCCTATGCTGACGAATGGGGTGACATCAACGAAGACCGACGAAGGGAAAAGCAGAAGAAAGGTGGTGCTAAATACCAACGCCGGAATCGACGTGAAGAGAAATTCCAGACGTATCGAGATTGGCGAGATAATTAAAAATAATTTCAAAAAAGTGTTGACATTTCTCCAAATGTGTGATAGTATGACAATATGAAATGGAGAAGTAAAGCTATGAAGGACAAAGTAATCCTCACTGATTGTGATGGCGTCCTATTGGATTGGGAATACGGTTTCGCGACCTACATGAAAGATAGGTTCGGCCTCACTCCAATACGAAATGATGTATATTCTGTAGGTGACACCTATGGGATCACCAAAGCAAAGGGACGTGAATACGTTCGAATCTATAATGAGAGCGCTGCGATTGGTTCTCTCACCCCCTTCAGGGATGCGAAGAAATATGTGACCAAGATCTACGAAGAACTTGGTTATGTGTTTCATTGTATCACCTCACTCAGTACAGAC